TGCGAGAAGTACGGCAAGCGGTACTACATCAAGGAGGATCTGGCCAAGCATCTGGAGGGGATAAGGTTTACGCAGACCGACACGAGAAAGGTGGTGCGATGATGGTTTTTGACGAACTGGTTGAGGTTACTGGCGGGTGGCTTGCGAAGGGAATCTCGGTTGGCAAACTGCGGAAGTTGCTCTCAGAACTTCCGGGTGATTTCGATGTTATGCCAAATCGCGTCGGCAATCTCTCCATCATTAACGTGGCAGGTGAGCAGGTAGGATACCTGGATATAGGCGAAGAGATGGTGACGTTATTTGGGGAGGAAGACGCATGATCCGACCGAGAAACCCCGTGCGACGGATGCTGGTGACCGCGTTGACGATGCACGAGGCCCTCGCGACCGAAAGGACGGTGATCCCATGAAGGCGCTTTCCATTCTACAGCCATGGGCTTGGCTCATCGCCAACGGATACAAGGACATTGGGAATAGATCGTGGCAGACGCAGTTCCGCGGTCGGTTCCTGATCCATGCCAGCAAGACATTTGATGCGGGTGGATATGCGTGGGCGAAGCGGACCTTCCCGCACATTCCCATGCCCGAGCCGTGCGAGTTTGACCTTGGCGGGATCGTGGGCGAGGCGAGGCTGATCGACTGTGTAGCGGACCATCCGTCTCCTTGGTTTGAGGGGCCGTACGGGTTCGTGCTGGCGGACGCGAAGCCGTTGGAGTTCCTTCGGTGCCCTGAGCGACTGCACTTCTTTGATGTGGCTTATGAGGGCTGAGGCGGTGCGGGAGGGCTGGGGGGTGACTCTTTTTTCTTGGCAAGATGGGCTCGTCGTGGTAGTCTGGCGACATACTTCTACATAGAAGCGTGTTTTGCAGGGATGCGCCGATGCCAGAGAAGATCAACGAGGGCATGACCTTGGTAGCGATTGAGGACGTGCGGACGGACCAGGCCAACGTGCGGACTCATAGCGAGAGGAACATCGAGGCGATCAAGGGCAGCCTCTCCCGATTCGGCCAACAGAAGCCGATCGTGATTGACCGCGATGGGGTGGTTGTGGCCGGCAACGGCACGTTGGAGGCGGCAAGGTCATTGGGATGGGAGCGGATTGGCGTGGTCTATTCCGATCTGGTTGGTTCCGACCGCACCGGCTACGCCATTGCCGACAATCGGACAGCCGAGCTTGCAGAATGGGACACGGATGCCTTGTCGAGCCAGTTGAACGCCCTGCGTATGGATGAGGACTTCGATTGATGACCTCGAAAAAATGGGTTTCTTTGTGGTTGGTTCGGGCGAAATGCCGGAATTGCCTTATGGGGATAAGGCACCCTTTCAGCAAATGACGCTTACCCTGCACGACGATCAAGCGGAGGGGGTCAGGCGGGCCATTGAAGCGGCGAAGAAGAATGGGCCGTTCATCGACTCCCCGAACGAGAACAGTAACGGCAACGCATTGGCCCGAATCGCGGAGGCGTACATTGGGCAGGGCTAAGGACATTATCGTCAAGCCGATTTCGGCGTCCGATGCGAACCGGATCATCAAGCGGCTGCACTACAGCGGCAAGGTGGTGAACAATTCGCAAGTCCATCTGGGCGTGTTCCTGGACGGGAAATGCGGTGGGGCATTACAGTTCGGCCCGTGCCTGGATAAGCGAAAGTTGATGGGCTTGGTGGAAGGCACCAAGTGGAATGAGTTCATCGAATTGAACCGGATGGCCTTGGCAGACTGGCTGCCTCGAAACAGCGAAAGCCGGGTGATTGCGGTAGCCATGCGGCTGCTCAAGAAGAATTATCCGTGGCTCAAGTGGGTGGTTTCATTCGCAGATGGTTGCCAGTGCGGGGACGGGACGATCTATCGGGCAAGCGGATTCGTTCTGACGGGGATCAAGAAGAATGACCAAATATGGGAGGCTCCAACAGGCGAGGTGTTCAATGACACCAGTGTGCGGCCCGGCATAGGAGGAGAGAGAGAGAGAGAGAGAGAGCCATGCGTGTTCTCGCGAATGTCACTCACGGACGGTCGGTCAAAGCGGCAACAAAGGGAGGCCCTTCGGATGCTTAAGCAGCCCGAGAGAGAGAGAGTAGTTTCAAGGATGAGTAAGACGAAGGCGAACAATATCCTGGAAACTGGGGCTTCTTCCATGAGGGCGTTCAAGGACGCTGGCTGGCGACCGAAGCCTGGCTTCCAGCTTCGCTACATCTACTTCCTGGACCCAACGGCACGCGAGCGATTGACGGTCCCGATTATCCCATTCAGTGAAATCGAAAAACGCGGTGCATCAATGTATCGTGGCGAAAAGCGCCCCGCTGGTGAAACGGTATCACATCCAGCATCCCAGCCGGAAGTTCGCGGTTCAACTCCGACGGCGGGGCTTTGCGAGGCATGATGGCAAAGAAGGGCCGAAAGCGAAAATGGCGGGATTCGTTCATTCAACTGGCCTATGAGTACGCGAGGGAGAACTACGGCACAGAGGAAGAGATTGCCGCTGAATTGGGCGTAGGCACGACGCTGTACTACGAATGGAAGGCTTCGAACCCGGACTTTGCGGAGGCAATACGTAAGGGGCGAACCGAGTGGCGGCGGAATGGGTGTGGGTCGGTGACGCGGTCCCTCTACAAATCCTGCGAAGTTTTGATTGTCGAGGTGCCCACGATCAGCAGGAAGAAGAAGCTGGTCAATGGGGTGATGACCGTAGTCGAGCAGACCGAGAAGATCGAGAAGCACGTTTTCCCGCCGAGCCAGAGGGCCAGGGAGTTCGTGCTGCTGAACCAGGACCCGGAGAACTGGAAGCTGAGGCCGGGCGACGACCAACTGAATGCCCCTACCGCGGCGGAATTGATCCGGCAGGCGCTGAGCGACTTCGACGCCATGCATGAGGCGGCAACAGATGGGTAATGTCTGGACGTCCCGCTGGACCTCATGCACGCTGGACCCGCGACAGCACGCCTACTTACACAGCGAAGCCCTGATGAATACCGTTCCTGCCGGCAGGCGAAGCTTCAAAAGTGAGGCTGCCAAGCGGCGGCTGGTCAGCAAAGCGGTTCGATTCAGCAAATTTCCCGATGGTCGATTCTTCGCATGTGCCCCTACCCAGCAGCAATCCAAGGACATCTTCTGGGCAGACCTCAAGGCGATGGTGCCGGACTGGGCCTTGCTCACCGGGCGGCGGGATCGCGACATCAGCGAGACGGAATTGACGATCAGGTTGTGGCAGGGGGCGGTGCTGAAGGTGGCTGGCCTGGATAAGCCGGCCCGGATCGAGGGCCGGGATTGGGATGGGGGGGTGGTCGATGAGTATGCCGATTGCCGGCCCGAGGTATTGGGCGAGCACATCTTTCCCATGCTGGCCCGAGGCGGCTGGATTGACGTGATCGGTGTCCCTGGGGGCCGGAATCACTATTACCGGCTGGTGCGGGATGTCCAGGATGGCAAGGTGCCGAACGCTGCGAACTTCACCTGGAAGGCGTCCGAGGTTCTGCATCTGTACCTGGGTCACGAGCAGGCCAGCGCCTATCTGGAGCGGATGCGAAAGCAGATGGACCCGCTCACCTTCGACCAGGAGTTCAATGCCAGTTTCGTGACCTTCGAGGGGCGGGTGTACTATGGGTTCCTCCAGGAGACTCACGCGAGCGAGCGGCTGCGATATGATCCGAGCTTGCCTTTGGTCCTCTGCTTCGACTTTAACGTCGCGCCGGGGATCTGTTTGATCTGCCAAGAGCAGCCATATCGGGGCGATCGGTTGGACGTGGACCGGTCCAAGCCCGTGACGTGCTGCATCGATGAGGTGTGGATTCGCAACAACAGCAACACCGTCCGGGTGTGCCGGGAGGTGGTCGAGCGGTACGGTGCCCACACTGGGGAGGTCTGGTGCTATGGGGATGCGACGGGCGGGGCGAGAGGGTCGGCAAAGGTGGCGGGATCGGACTGGGAGTTGATCGAGCAGACATTGAGCCCGGTCTTTGGCAGGCGGCTCTATCTGGTCTACAAGAAATCCAATCCCCGTGAGCGGGTGCGAATCAATGCGATGAACAGTCGGATTCGTGCCGCCGACGAGAAGATTCGATTCCTGGTGGACCCGGTGAAGTGCCCGCGAACCGTGATGGATTTCGAGGGGGTAGTCTGGAACGACAAGACCGGAGAGATCGACAAGACCAGCGACAAGACGCTCACGCACCTGTCGGACGCGATTGGCTACTACGTGGCCCAGGTCCATCCGCTGGCAGAGCCGGGGTTTGTTATCAGCCAGTTCTGAGGCTGGAAGCGAGCTACAACGGATCAAACGGCTCGGGGCTATACCATTCTACCTGCCGGGCGGGGTTCGCGGATTTCGGAGGGCTATGGGGTCTGGAATCCAGGGGGCTGTCAAGGGCCTGTAGGACTGTGGCGGTGTGGAGGTTTTTGTGCTTTGGGCAAAAAACTCTTGCCATGACGGCATTCAGGTGATTGCTTCTATACACTGGTATACAGAAGTCACTTTGGAAAGGGCCTGGAAATGGATTTCAGCAAGGTTCTCGCATTCCTGAACGGCAAGAAGACCTACATCCTGGCGGGGGCCATGCTGGTTCTCGGGTGCGCGGAGGGCATGGGGTGGTTCAGTGTGCCGGAGTGGGTCTGGCCGATTGCGGCGGGGATGGGCCTGACCACGTTGCGGGCCGGGGTGACCGGGGTGGCGCAGTCGATCAAGACGAACGTGCCGACGACCACGACCAAGTAGGCTCACCATGAAAACCATCGGGTCCATCATAGCGACGGCGTTGGTGTTGGGCCTGGCGGTGTGGAGGTGGTATGCCGCACGCGACGAGAAACGAGAGCGGGACGAGAAGGAGCGGAATGAGGCGATTCATCAGGCTGCTCATTCTGACGACGATAGCGATGTCAGCGGCATCCTGCGCCCGTAGCTACCTGGACGTGGGGCCGGTGTTCGTGACCAGTGACCCGAACGACATCGACATGCACTACGTTGTCGCCGGCTCCCTTATCATCGACCCGAACGATCCCGGCAATTCCCTGCGGGTGGGCAAGGACGGGCGATTCATCAGCAACAAGTTCTTCAAGTACCTGCTCCAGAGGGCGGCGAAGTGATTGCGTGGTCGATCCACAAGCAGTTCGTGCATCCACGTCCAGTGAAGGAGCCGGTGCTTCTCGGGTACGGCAGGTTGGCCGGTGGCGAGCCGTTGTTCCTGCCGGCCGAGGATGCGGCGGAGTGGGATAGCGACGATGCGTGGATGGACCTGGACGCCTGGCGTCGATGGGTGGGCGGGACCTTGACGGACCACGTGACTGAACTACTGACAGAGGCGGAATTTGACGGTGGGTCTTCGTCGGCGGCCCGGACGGTCGGTGCCGCTGCTCCGCGGCTAACTGCCGGATCAAGGAAGTCTGCATGGGCAGATAAAGTCCAAGAGCCGTCCGGGCACTTTTAGGCAAGGGAAACCTTATGGCGAATCAGGAATCGACAGTCGAGTCTGTGCATCCCATTTACAGTGCCATGTTGCCGACGTGGGAGTTGGTAGACGACCTGATGGGCGGCACGGCGGCGATGAAGGCGGCGGGAGAGAAGTGGTTGCCGCGAGAAGAAGGCGAGACGGTCAAGGCGTATGAGGCGAGGCTGTCAAGGTCCGTGCTGTACAACGGGTACAAGAAGACGGTGCTGGGGCTGTCGCGGCGTCCGTTTGCTCGCAACGTGAACATTGTGGGGGACTTGCCCGAGAAGCTGGCGGGGATGCCCAATGCAGTCGACGATCAGGGGCGGAGCCTCAATTCGTTTGCCAGGGAAGTGCTCAAAGTCGGGATCAACCGGGGGCTGTGTCATATCCTGGTAGACTATCCGCCGAATGAGGCGGGGAGCCTGGGAGAGGAGCGCCAGCTTGGACTTCGGCCGAGATTCGTGTTGGTCGATCCCGTTGCGCTCATCAACTGGCAGACGGAAGAGGTGGGCGGAGAGACGCGGCTGACGCAAATACGGATCAGCGAGTCGGTGTATCGGTCGAGCGGCCAGTGGGACGCCAAGGCGGTGCGCCGCATTCGGGTGATCGGGCTGGACGCCTTCCAGGTGTACGAGCAGACAGAGAAGGGGGATTGGTACGTCGTCCAAGAGGGCGCGATGACGCTCGGGAAGATCGCCCTGGTGACTCTGTATATCAACCCGACGGGGTTCATGAGTGCGTCCCCGGCAATGGACGACCTGGCGTACATGAATCTGGCGCACTACCAGAGCCAGAGCGACCACCGGAACAACCTGCGGTTCGCGCGTTCGGGCGTCATTTTCCTCAAGGGGCTCACGGCGAAGGAGATGGAGGGGAAGATCGTGTGGGGGGTGAACCACGCGGTCAAGACCACGAACGCCAACGCTGACATGAAGATGGTCGAGCACAGCGGCAACGCGGTCCAGGCGGGGGAGAACGAGCTGCGCCACCTCGAAGAGCAGATGGAGGCGGTGGGTATGGGGCCGTTGACCGTTCGGTCGTGGGGCAACGAAACGGCGATGGGCAAGGCGATTGACGAGGGCAAAGGGCAGTGCGATCTGCAATCGTGGGTGCGGGATGAAGAGGTTGTGCTGGGCAACGCGTTTGCGTTGGCGGCGGAATGGACCGGCGAGACGCTGGCGGAAGACTTCAAGGTGGACATCTATGACGACTTCGGATTGCTGCCGCGATCGGCGCAGGACCTGGACAATCTCCAGAAGCTCCGAGACCGGGG